GTAGTATCTAGTATGTGCAGTACAGTTTCTTTAATGATGCTACTCTTACCGATAGAAGTACCTGAAGTAAACAGAGTGATCTCACCTTGCCTAATACCTTTAAGCTTGTCTTGAACAACAGATAAGCATGGGGGATAAGGAATAGTGGGGATTTCCTTCTTGTCACGATAGGCTTCCCATATAGATTCACCAGACATTATGCCAGCAGGATTGTAGGGTTGAGCGTTCCATATAGCTCTATTTACTTCCATGAATCCGTGCTTGACTAACTCGTCTGAAGCATCTTTCTCTCTACCTTTAATGATCTTTACTTTATCGTAGCCACATATCTTAGATAGCTTCAGTATAGCTTCTTCACCTGCTTTATCTGAGTCCATCCACAAACATATCTCACCGAATGATCTTAACCATTCTCGTTGAGCTAGTGGTGCCTTCATATTACTTGCAGATGCCAGTGACACTACAGGATATATGGTACCTTTCTCTTCGTAGGCTTGTGCGATAGCTAAGGTATCTTCTTCACCTTCAGTTATTACTAAACGCTTACCGCCAGCTGAGAAGTTTTGTTGACCGAACAGTTGATCACCCATGTCACCTTGGAATCTAAAAGTCTTAGGCATTGTTCTTACTTTACTACCTAGTTCTTCTTGATCTTTATGGTAAGGATAATACACTGTATCTACGTGGCCATTAGAATCGAAAGAACATCTAACTCCATACAGTTCAGCTACTTTCTTACTTACCTTTCGTTTAGCTGCAGTACCATACGGCAAACCGCTGACTGGTATTACATCTTCTGGTTCTACTTTCATATAAGCCTCTTTAGGTTTTTCACCTTCTTCGTAGTTATAGTAGTTAGTAGAGCAGCTAAAGCAATAACCTGAAAGACGTTCATCATCTTCTAAGTATACTGCTACTGCATCTGAGCTATCACATTTAGCACAACTACTGTGCTTTTGAAATACACCGCTTCCCATGGTCTTCTCCTTGTTACTACATTTCTGTTAGTGTAAAGTCAATATACTCTTGACGCTTACCTACTACTGTTTTAGTAGCCGATATGCTCATGATTTGTTTGTCATCAAATCCAAACCATCGTTGTAATACGTCAAGCAAAGTTTTAATAGGGTTATCTACGTCAGATAAAGATGTAGCAAAACCCCAATGTATTTCTAGTTTGAATTTCATAGACTTGACATCACGATTAGCAGGTATTTTATAACCTTCTAATTCTAACGCCATCAGTTCTTCAAACCTTCTGTACTTCATACTCTTTTTTCTTTTTAAAGTGTAAGCCGCATTGATTGACAAAGGCTTAACCGGACAGTGCATATACACTTCCCATAGTTCCCTACTATATTTACTCATCCATTATCTCCCGTTCACCTGTGCGTATATTATAACGCTCATTAGGACGTTGGCGTATGTAAATTAAGTCAGTCATAAGTTGACAGTAGCTCATCCAGTCATACTCTTTAGACAGTGTGCGATAGGATTCTTTTACTGTTAATAACCTCTTGGCCGCTGGAACCATTAGCAGTATCTTCTCAGCTTTTTTAATGCCAATACCTTTAATGCCTGGGATACCATCTGTGCTGTCACCTGTAAGTATTTGCAGATGCAACATTAGATCAGCACCATCCACATCAAGGGGGTAGTGCTCATCTTTTTGAGGGTTATATATGGGGACTGGGACTGTTCGTAAGTCTTTATCAGGACTAATTACAGTACCATTATTAGCTAACGCAAGGTAGGCTACTACATCATCGGCTTCTTCACCATCTGCTTTAATAGCTTTGTACTTGGTAAGCAATCTATCATATACAGCATCCATGATAGCTTTCTTCTCAGGGTCTTCTTCGGACTTGCGGTGAGACTTATACTCAGGGTATATCACATGCCTAAAGTTATTCTTACCTTTAACGACAAACGTTACATCATCTTCATGCGCCCATAAGGTTGCTAGAACTGATTGTATTGAGTTGTCTAGTTTTTCTAATGCTTCTTCGAGTGTTTTATCACCCCAAGAAGCTACATATACTAATGCATCAGCATCATAGTAATATTTCATCAGTGAACCTCCAGATAGTCATTACCACATTTAACATCACCTGCACACATTAAGGTGATACCGAACTTCTTAGGTGTTTCTTCAAAGCAACGTCTTATAATTCCTTCTGCTCGACCAGCATCGACAGGGTTTATTTCCCAGCTACACTCATCGTGATACGCAAGTAATTGTAAGAACTTTATACCAGCAGCTTCGAATTCTTCATTGATATCTACTATAGTGTGTTTGAAGATGATAGCTTCTGTACCTTGAATAAGATAACAAAATGCTTTATAGCTTTCTTCTACGATAATCTTTCGACCATCAACACCATATAAATATCCTCTCTGTGCTGCAACTTGTGATCTTTTTGTTAGATCACGCAGAGTAGGCCATCGATTAAGAAACTTATTCTTGGCTTTATTACCAGCAGACTCAGGTATACCTAAGATGCTAGCTAGTTTACGACCTCCTGCACCGAAGGCCCATGCAAAGAAGAATGGTTTAGCTTCTGCTCTAGAACATCCTATTGCATCAGCGTTCTTCTGGTGTATATCACCTATGGTAATTTCTTTTATGAACTCTTTATCTTTAGTAAAGTGTGCCATAATACGGGCTTGGTAAGATGCACCATCAGCTGAGATAATAGTTTTACCTTTAGGTACATTGAACAGCTTACGTATTTCAGAACCATAAGCAGCTTTAGGTGATGGTATATTTGCTATGCCGATATGGGTCTGTCTACCTGTGGCAGCACCTATATCGATTACATCACCATGAAGACGATCATTCCAGTACATCTTTTCCCAGCCTGTTAAGACTGACAGCCTAGCACGAAGAGTGAAGAACCTATCGATCATAACACCTGTAGGCCCCATTCGAGTTAACGCAGTAGTGGTTAACTTGGCTGAAGTCTTTACAAAGGATCCATCTACTTTCTTAAAGTTCCAGTCATCCCATACAATACCTTCACGTTCTAGATATTCTTTGAGGTGATCTTGATTACCTATACGAGCAGGGGTTAATACACTACGTTGGAATTCAGTTCCAGCTAGAATAGGTGGTGGTACTTTGAGAGCATCAGAAGGGTCTATGTAGTTACCTAGATACTCACTTAGAACTCTAGCAGATACAGCAGTGTATTCTCCGTTCTTCTTATACTTAGGTGTTTTAGGCTCTTTATCGATCATTACAGTTATTGAACCTAACAATGGTTCTACAGTAGATTCGATAGTAGTTAATTCATCTTGAATAAGAGACATTAACTCTATCTTACCTGCTTGATCGAATTGCCAGCCGTTGTCACACTGTTTAGCAGTATAGTAAGACATCTTATGTTCGACATCGATGGCTTTCTGATATCTACCTGAAGTAGCTTGCATTATGAAGTTAGCTTCTTTAACAACTCTATGGTATATAGATTCGTTAACGTTAACGTCTTGTATACAGTATGTCATCATTTCAGGGGTATACTTAGACCAGTCACTATAGTCACCCTTAGGAAATCCTAAGTTGTCACCCCATGATCTCATACTGTGTTTACCAATTCTGTTGAACTGATTTAGACGAGACATAATTAAAGTATCATATATCTTTTCATTAGGTACTTTATAGCCCATTACTTTTTCTATAGCAGGGGCATCATATCTAATGAAGTTGTGACCTATGATACGATCAGCAGCTTCCATATAAGGTATAGCTTCAGCATTGTTAGGTAGATTGTCATCATAATCTGAGAATGACAGAGTATCACCATCTACTTCTTTGATTGCTATACACCAAATTGAGGTTAAATCTGTTAATAACCCGTCAGCTTCAATGTCTACAATTATATTTTTCATATTACTCCTTAATATCTTTACCTTCTATTGAGCCAGATATGGTCATATCTTCAGGGCTGGCGATACCCAGCTTTTCTGCGGTTATATAACCATCACTGATTAGTGTGTCTGCTAGCATATCCATTATATCTTCAGCTACATAGTGGCCTTTGAAATATAGTTTAACTAGGTTAACTACCTTGTCTTGCAGTACAGTTACATGGACCATTCTGATAGCCCCCACAATATTGCAACACTTACGATACCTACTGCTAGACCTGTTAATCGATCATAGCCAGACTTTTTGATTAGATATACAGGGCATCGTTTACCATGATCTCTGCGATAGTTGGCACGATTTTTACCTGTTTTCTTACAGTACTCACAATCCCAAGGTTTCTGAGGGCCTTTTACTTTAGTAGTCATAATTACTCTCCTGATAGAAATAAGGGGCCATTACTGACCCCGTGTTTTTAGAAGTCAGCAGCTTCTACTGCATCACCTTCAACACCGAAGTCATCACTATCAGACTTTGGCTCATACTTCACTAGATCAGTGATTTGAATGGCTAACAACTGTACACCTGTACCTGCTTTACCATTAAAGTTATACTCATATGAGAACAACTTAACATGGCCTTTAGAGCCATGACCGATAGTACGTGGATCTATAGCAGTCTTAGATTTAGCTGAATCTAATACTTCAGGAGCATCGTTAACATCACCAGCTTTGTTAGTAGTGGGACGCTTAACATTACCGAAGAAGTAACCATCTTCATGCTTTTTAATACCTACGCCTAGATCAGTTAATTTCTTAGCTGTATCTTGATCACTGGTACGAAGTTGCACATCCCAGATATCATTACCGAAAGGTGCGTGTGAAGTAGCTAAGTGAGGATAGTGGAATTCTACATCACGGACTACTGCTACTTGGGTGCTGCTCTTTGACTTAGTCATAATTTTACTCTCTATATTAATTGATTTTACTACATTGCATTCTTTTAAGAAGTATTTCTTAGGTAGAATCACCCTTTACCATTTTTCTCAATGTCTTTCTTGAGACGTTCTAGATACCACATTGCCTTACCTAAGTCTTGCAATACTGCATCTTTCTTACCTAGTCTAAACATATACTTATATGAATTGGCTAGACATGCTGCTTGAGAACCTTTCCAACCTTTTAAAACATGGTCCATGACATCGAAGTATTCGAAACCTGGGACTACATCTTTATAGTGGCCGGGATTTATGGCTGCCTGCCGTAAACTTAGTTCATGGTCTGAGGGAAATGAATCATTTATCTCAGCTAACGTTGGACCACCACGATGTACTCCACCTAGTTCATCGATCAAGTCATTTTCTTTCTTTACTTTCTTCATACTACTTACTCCAGTTGATCCCTTCTCTTTAAGGGTGCTATGGTTATACGCTAAGTTTCTTTAGCATAATGGTTTTCATTCGACGCTTCAAGGTCGAAGCTGCCCAGTTGACGGTCGTACCTGTACATGACTTCCAACCATCAGTGGTCATAGTACGGACAACATAACGGGTTTCATAAGTTAAGA